AGATAAAGTCGGACTTTCTAATAGTGAATCACGAGATTATTCTATTACTAAAGCTATTAAAGCAATGGTAACTGGAAATTGGTCTGGTGCTGAACTTGAAAGAGAAGCGTCTGATGAAATCTCAAGAAAAACTGGCAAAAACCCAAAAGGTATCTTCATACCATCTGATATAAGATGGCAAAGAGATCTTATTTCAGGCTCAGCTGGTGATGGTGGAAACTTGGTAGCAACTAATCTTTTAGCTGGTTCATTTATTGAAGCACTAAGAGCAAACATGGTTGTTAAACAAGCTGGTGCTATGTTTTTAAGTGGTCTAGTTGGCGAAGTTGCTATACCAGCTCAAAATGCAGTTAATTCTGCTTCTTGGGTTGCAGAAAATGCGGCTGTAACGGAAGTTAATCCAACTTACAGACAAGTTACAATGGCTCCAAAAACTTTGGGAACATTTACTGACATATCAAGACACTTAATGCATCAATCTACTCCAGCAATAGAAACTATTGTTAGAAATGATATTATTAAATCACTTTCTAATGAAGTTGATAAAAAAGCTATTCAAGGCGATGGCACTTCAAACACTCCTACTGGTATTTTAAGTACAAGTGGAATTGGAGCAGTTGCTATTGGTACGAATGGTGGAGCTGGAACTTGGGCACACGTTGTTGAAACTTGGAAAGAAGTTGCGACTGATAATGCAAACGTAGGCGCATTATCTTTTATTACTTCTCCACTTCAAGTTTCTCGTTTCATGGCTGCGGCAAAAGTTAGTTCTTCTGACTCTGTCATGATCATGAACGATCAAGCTAAACTTATGGGATACAATGTCTTTACGACAACTAACTCTCCTGACAACCTAACTAAAGGAACAGCAAGTGGAACTTGTTCTGCTCTGACTTTTGGTAACTTTAATGATTTAATCATTGGAGAATGGGGAAGTTTGGACATATCTGTTGACCCTTATACTAATGCCGCTAAAGGTGGTACTAGAATAATTGGGTTATATGATGTTGACGTTGCTGTTAGACACGCAGAAAGTTTTGCGGCGATTAAAGATATAACAAGCTAATATTGATTATTAGTAGTTTTTTAAGATTAGGCGAGGCATTGACCTCGCCTTTTCTTTTATATAGAAAGGAATTATGAAGATTAAAATATTAAAACAAACTTTCGTAAAAGGCGAATTTGCTGAAGCTGGTAAAATTGTTGAAGCGTCTGAACAAGATAGTAATGTCTTGATTGGTAGTGGACATGGTATTGCTGTTGCTGAAGATATGAAGAAACCTGAAAACAAAGCTGTTAAAAAGAAAAGTATATTTTCACGAAAAAAATAAGGGAGTCTAGTAATGAAGAAACTTTATCAATATTATATATTGAAAATTCATTTTAAGCGTTGGTTAAAATCTGCGAGAGGAAATCCAAAAGTAACTGCTGGTATTATTATTTCAGCTATTATTTTATACATATTAATATTTTAATGAAATTATCTTTTATCAAGTATGGTAAAAGAAAGATTAAAGTTGACTATGTATTGCTAGAGGACTGTTATGGTCTGTATGACCCAAATCGCCACACATTACAAATAGATAAAAGGTTGAAAGGTTTAATGTTATTTAATACTTTATTCCATGAGTTGTTTCATATAATAATGAATATGGAAAATATAAATGTAAATGAGAAAGGCGAAGAACCTATTGCACTTGCAGTAGGTAATGGTTACGAAAAAATATTCATGGCCAATCCATATTTATTTAGAATACTAACAAAATGTTTAAAAAAAGCAAATTAAAATGGCAATAGAAACTGATACACAACGAGCAATATACTTTAATACTGATGATTTTGGTTCATCAGCAACATTTACAGATGTAAGTGCTGGCACAAGTTCAACAGTTAAAGGTATGTTTGACAAAGATTCACAAGAAATTATAGGTATGTCTGATGTAGGTATTATAGAAGATGTTCCAACATTTCATTGTGTTACAAGTGATGTATCTTCGGCAGTTTTTGATGACACATTATTAGTTAGTAGTGTTACATATAAAATTAAAAAAATTGAACCTGATGGTACTGGCATGACTAAATTAACCTTATCAAAATAATGGCACATTTAAGAAAAACAATTAGAGAACACATTAAAACTACTTGTACTGGTTTGTCTACAACTGGTACTAATGTTTATGAAACAAGATACTTTCCATTACAGACAGCAAATCTTCCAGCTATTTTAATTTATACCAATGAAGAAAGTATTGAAGAATATACACTTGGAGCAAGTACACGAACACAGATTAGATTACTGCAAGTTATTATTGAGGCACATGCACAAGGTACATCAGATATTGACGATACTCTTGATACTATTGCAGAGGAAATTGAGGAAGCTATGAGTGTTGATCCATCAAGAGGAGGAAACGCAAATGATACAAAATTGGTAAACACAGAATATGAATTTGATACTGGTAGTCAAAAAATTGGTTTGGCTAGGTTTACATATGCCATAAGTTATGCTACGAAAGAAAATGCAGTTCAAAGTGGAATTTAATTATGGCAAATAATACAGTAACAATGCAAACTCCTAAAGGTGATTCAACAATAGTTGTTTCAAAAGATATGGTTGAGTATTATTCAAAAATGGGCTACACAAAGGTTAGCAAGATTGATACAAAACTAATTGAAAAAGTTAAATATAAAAAGGAAAATAAATAATGGCAAATCATACAGGAGTTTCAGGATTAGTTAAAGTTGGAACTAATACTGTAGCAGAAGTTAGAAGTTTTACACTGTCTACTACATCTGAATTATTAGAAGATACAAATTTGACTGATACATCCAAAACATATCAAATAGGAAAAAAAGGTGGTACTTGCTCTATTGAATGTTTTTGGGATGAAACAGATAGTAATGGACAAATAGCAATCGCAGAGGGTAGTCAAGTTACTATGACTTTATACCCAGAAGGTGCAGATGCAGGAGATTATTATTTTGGTGGTACTTGGATAGTTACTGGCAATTCTGTTTCTACTCCAACTGATGGAATTATAGAAGCTACTTTTGATGCTACTTTAACTGGTGCATTAACTAGAGGCACAGTTTAATTGACATTGGTACACTTCGCGTGTACTAATTATTCATGACTGATAAATCTATACTAGATCAAGCAGAAGAACAATTCAGTTCAATCAAGAGAAAAACAATAGAAGTTCCTGAATGGGAAACTACTATTTACGCAAAACCTCTTACACTAAACGAAAAAAGAAAACTCTATCGTAATTTAGGTTCTAAAGGCGATGACATTTCACTTATGATGGTGGAAGCTATTATTTTAAAAGCAGAAAGTAAAGATGGTAAAAAACTATTTACATCTGATGATAGGGATCGGCTTCTCAACAAGGTGGACTCCGATGTGGTGTCCGATATAGCCTCAAACATACTATACTTTAAAACAGACTCCTACGGGGTCGAAAAAAAAATTATCTAAAGACAACGAACTTCACAACGCATTCTATCTTGCCGATAGGTTGAAAAAAACTATTAATGAGGTTATGAGTATGACTATGGATGAGTTTCAACATTGGATGGCTTATTTTAGATTAGAAGAACGAAAACAAAAACAACATGGCAAGAAATAAATTACGATTTGATATAGACGCAAAGGATAGAACTAAAGCCGCATTTTCAAGAATAAGAGGAAGTTTAATGCGTTTAAGAAAATCTGTCTTTAGTGTTCAAGGTGCTTTAATAGGTTTGGGTGCTGGAATGGTTGCCAAGACATTTATTAAAACAGCAATGGATGTAGAAAACCTACAATTACGATTCAAATTTTTATTCAAATCAACAGAAGAAGGTGCCAAAGCATTTAACAAATTAAAAACATTTGCTGGTAAAGTACCTTTCTCTCTAGAACAAATTGCACAAGGTTCAGGAAACCTTGCTGTTGTTACCAAGAGTGCAGACGAATTACAGAAAATGTTAGAATTAACTGGTAACGTGGCGGCAGTTACTGGTCTAGA